GTCATTGGAATATGTCATCGGCGGGGGATACCGCTTTTACAAAGGACGATTCAAAAGGAGCAGATACCGCATCCGCGCCCCAAGAAGGAACGGGAGAAAAGGCGCGGGGCCAGTTTTAATATAAAGAACCCTAATCCAGTTCGCGTTCTGCCCATGAAAATTGTGGAGGTGCCAGTGTTTGAGGACTTTGTCCCCTTAAACAAAACATTGGAGGATTTGCGGTATTTTGAATGCAGGGCTATTGTGGGGCCAATTAAGCACATGGATACGCTGTACTGCGGGCATCCCGTAGTCCCAAGCAAATCATGGTGTCCGTACCACTTCAAAATTTATACGATCCCAAATAAAAAGGTTTACGCATGACGACCAGTGAAGAGCGGTGGGATATATTTATTCGGCGGTTTAATAATTCGGGTGAGGCAGTTTTTAAGGTAGCGCAATACATCTGGCGGGAAAAAGGTTTGACCGTAACTATTCCAGCGATGGAATTAGCACCAAATGTCTCAAACGCTCTTGATTACGTTGATCAGGGTGACATTATTTGTCACACCCCCAATGGTAAAGATTATGTGATTGAGGTGAAGGGAAACACACACGATTTTACATCAGCGGAGGATTATAAATATAGGAGGATCATTATTAATGAGGTGGGGAAAGCCCACCGGATAAACGCCTTTGCATACTTTGTCGTTAATCAGAATCTCACCCATGCATGCATTGTTAAATCGGATACAATGGATCAATGGGAGGTGGATGATGTGTATGATAAATACTTGAAAACATCAGCAAAAACATACTTCGCACCCATCAGTGCGGGGGAATTTGTAAAACTGTGATTTAGTAGTTGACAGTTATGCGAATCAGTGAGAATTTCAACTTATTAACAACGGGAAAGATAAAATGGCACTTACGAAGGAACAGAAAGAGTTCCGCTCAAAACTATTGGGCGGGTCAGATGCAAACACAATCATGGGCGGTGATGAAGAACGTATTCTTGAATTATGGAAAATAAAAAGAGGGAAAGCAGAAGATCATGATCTGTCCGACGCACTTCCAGTACAGATGGGAGTTTTTACAGAACCTTTTAACATACAGTGGTTTACAAAGCAGACAGGTCGTCATGTTACGGATAACGGTACCCAGAAGGTTAGTTTATCTCACCCTTTCATGGGATGTACCCTTGACGGACTCACAGACGACGGCCTCACCGTTTTTGAAGCTAAACATGTTTCTGCGTTCTCTAAGGACGATGAAATTATGGACCGCTATTATCCGCAACTAACGCATAATATGTTGGTGTGCGGTGTGGAAAAGGCTGTTTTATCCGTCTTTTACGGTAACCATAAGTGGGACAAGTACGACATAAACCTTGATGCAATATACGCTGATATCTTGATTGATGCGGAACGTCGTTTTTGGGATTGTGTTAAAGATGGCACGCCGCCAGTTACAATTACCGTACGGCCTCCGGTGGATGCTGTGCGCCGCGTTGATATGACGGGTAATAATGCGTGGGCCAATTTCGCGAATCAGTTGCAACTCAATTCCGTAGGCAAGAAATTATACGATGAAGCCGCCTCCGGTCTGAAAGGACTGATGGAGGAAGATATGGCGGAAGCTTATGGATACGGTGTCAGCATCAAGCGCGATAAGCGGGGTGCGTTAAGATTGAAGGGTGATTAATATGCGCGCAGAAAGCGTCTTAATATTGGAAATCCACATGATGACAGATGGTTTCCAAATTGAAGTTCATCCTTTAGTCGCGGCGGATGAGGGGCAATTTATAAGGGATAGGTTGGCGGAACTCCTGCCTGAACTTGCGAAGCAATTGAAAAACCCCTCCGCCCCAAGGGAGATTGATATCGCGGACGGACACGCCCGCGCAATACTGTACGAAGTAACTGGTAACCCAGACAGAAAAAAAGCACACTGAAAGGAAAGATTATGAAGACAAGTGAAAGCATTGAACACCTCTCCACGGCCCTAGCAGCCGCACAGGGAGCGTTGAAGAACCCGCCTAAGAACAAGATCAACCCACACTTTAAATCCCGCTACGTGGACCTCTCTGACGGTCTGGATGCGATCCGCGAATGCTACGCAAAGCACGGGTTGGCATTCGTTCAAGGTACGTCCGTAATGGATGGAATCATTATCCTTAACACCCGTATCGTTCATAAGTCTGGACAATGGCTTGAATCGGACTATCCGGTAGGTGGCCTTGGCCGCCCGCAGGAAATGGGGTCAGCGATGACCTATGCCCGCCGTTATTCGCTATTTGGTTTGGTGGGTGTCGCGGGTGAGGATGATGATGACGGCAATGCTGCTCAGGCGGCTGATGCAACACCTGTAAAGGCTAAGGCAGCACCGAAGCAAATGGAGCCGGGGATGCAGCCAAAGGACAGTGAAGAGTTCTTTAAAATTGCAAAAGAAGCGATGGATGGATCAATAACTCTTGAAGAATTATCACAGTGGTCGGTTAAAAATGCAAAATCATTAGAAATGATGATACCCAAACATCGGGCCGAATTAAGAGATCTGTATATAATTCGTAGGGACGCACTGAAAGGCAATGGCTGAAGTTATTTACGTCCGCCGCAATGGGAGCAAATTGGAACCTTGCTCCCTAGTGGACGAAGAGGCTTTATCTGAGTTCCCTACGGGGAAAGATTTATCCGTGACGATTACACGGCCCCGTAGTTCAAAACAACATAGGTTCTTCTGGGCGTTAATTCAGAAGATTTGTGAGAACCACGACACGTACCGCAAGCCGGAACAGCTACTACTTTGGTTGAAGATCCGCCTTGGGTATGTGGAGGAGGTTAGGTTCCACGACGATAAAGTCTGGTGGGTCGCAAGATCCATTAGCTTTAACGCGATGGATCAGGAAGAGTTCCGAAAGTTCTTTGAGAGCGCTTTGGATGTAATAACGGAAGAAGTAATACCAGAAATCAACCAATACGAACTCCTCCATGAGGTGGAGAAAATGATTGGTTTTAACATTGTTGACTTATGGAGTAAGTAAAATGGCGTATGAAAAGAAGCATGGCGACGCAATGTTGTTCGCGAATGATCGTAAAACCAAAGACAGCCAGCCAGATTGGCGGGGGTCCGTCCACATTGATGGGAAGGATTATGAATTGGCGTTTTGGAATAAGACCTCCAAGAACGGCAATAATTTCCTTGGTGGACGGATGGGTGATGAAGTTAAGCCGCCTGAGTCAAGGGGATCATTCCCAAAGTCACAACAGGCACAGTCATCCGTTAAAGACGCATTGGATTCAGATCTCCCATGGTAAAGCGGGTTTCCATATCCGCGAAGAAACGGGTCGCGCTGTTCCAATCCCGGGGCGGTGCTTGTCACATATGCGGGGGTAAAATTAATGTTGGAGAAGCTTGGGAGTTGGAGCACCGTATTCCTCTTGCGATGGGCGGGGAAGATGTTGAGGCTAACTGGGAACTGGCGCATATTAAATGCCATAGAGCAAAAACGACTGATGACGTGGGTCAAATTGCAAAGGCTAAACGGCGCGAAGCGCGTCACCTTGGAGGTCACGTATCACGGACGCCGCTACCTTTTGGTAAAAGGTCCCCACTGAAACGCAAAATGGATGGGACAGTAGTCTTACGGGAGAAGTAAAATGAAACTTATTCTACCAGAAGGTTTTGATCCAAATCAGGAAGAAAACCCACTTGAAGATATTTACGACCACGCCTTTCCTATGGCGGATAAATTATCCTTCGCGATTAGTGAATCCGTCATGGAGATGATTGCTGATGGCAAGATCACAAAGAAAATGTCTGACGCAATTATCATACATAGCGTCGCACTCATGCTAATTATCTGCATGATGAACCGCGAAGTGTTGGAAGATAATACGTTGGAGATGACATTAAAGAAGGTGAAGGGGATTACTCAAGACTATCTCAAGCACCTCCTTGAAGCGGGTAAGGAGCAAACACATTGATTTTGCAACTCAGACCGACCCTACCCATGCTGACCCCACGGGGTCCCGCATTAGCGCACTTAGTCATTGATTATGGCGAAGAGCATCACCTTCTGTGGGTGTGCGTACAGGATAACACGGGTGAGATTTGGACGTATGCAAACCCGGATGTTAGGGCGCAAACCAATCTGACATTCAAACGGAGGGAGATTAATATGCCCTCCCATGAGGATGATGATGAACGTAGCTGTTAGTCGTAACCCGCCCACAATCACGGAGATGATCCAAGTTGTGATTTGGACGACTAATGCACGGATGCGGGAGCAACTCCTGATGCTCCGTATTCTGGACCATTACGGCCCCAAGTCTTTTGTCGCTACATTGGATGAGATTGCGGAGGCGACCCTCACGAATCGGGCGGTGGTGATTCGTGCGATGAAGGGGCTGAAAGAATTGCAGTGGATTGATAGTGAGAGGATTTACAAGAACAACGGGAGCAATCTCCCCGTCGTGCAAAGCTGTAAATACATTATCACGATTAGTAATGAAAAGGAGGAGGCTGGCCCCACGTAACCAGCCCCCTCAAGTCAGGGAGGATGCCGTGGGAAGGAAAAACCCCGGCACCTCTACTCTACCATACGGAACGCTAAGTTTTCAACCCTTGATACACGTGCACCCCAGCCTTTACCGAAGGTGTTCCATGTAGGGAGTCCTTGTAGGAAAGCTAATCGGGCTTCACAGATTCGCGTCGCAACCTCGCGACCGTTTGCCTCTTCAGCAGCAGCAATTGTTGTTGGCCCGACTTGCCCGTCTTGACCCACACCGCATACCTGCTGGAGGGTTTTTGCCGCACGGGTTACCCCACTATTAACAGCCATATCAAAAGTGGCATAGTCAATGCCAAGAGGAAGTGAGTCGCCATTTATCTTATCCCAATACTGTTCTTTGTACAGGGGGGCGACATCTTGAATCGTCAAGTTCATCATGTCCATCTCCGTTACCGGATGACCGACGTAACTTTCCCAAGTTTTCTGAGTAACACCGTGATTTGTCCGGCCCCCCGGATCACGGGGGTCATTAACATACCCTCCCTCCTCCTTCAAGACGAGGGCTAGGCATTGTTCAAAATTATCTTTCATTATTTATTCCCGCAGAACTGTTTCCACTTGTCGTCATGGGACAAAATTTGTGTGGCGGTCTTATTAGTCAACTTATCATCTTTATTGACGTAAATTGGCTTAACCCAATTGCAAGATGTATCCACAATCTTGGTTTCCGGCTTAGGCATGCACGCCGCCAAAGGTAATATTGATACCAATATAAGAATCCGCTTCATGGCTGGCTCCACTGTTTCTGAAGGGTGTCCTGTGGGGTGTTATCTTGGGACACGGATTGGTCAATCTTAACCGTTTCCGCATCAACCTTCTGCTCATGCTCAATCGCTACAACTTCTTCCTGCGCCCGCTCACTGGCGGCCCCTATAGCTTTTTCATGGCCCGCCCAGTACGCATAGCTCAGAACAAGTATAACACTTATTGCAACGGCGATTGCTGCATTACGCACCCAAGGATTAAGGAGGAGGAAGAACATTACGATGGCTCCGTCTTGGACTTCAATGCCAATCCACCGCCCCCGCCAGCAAGGATAGCGGATGCGCCAATAGCCCAGTTTTGAGGGTCAAAATTCCCATGCATTACCGCCTGATACGTGGTGACCGCACAGTAAACAATGGACATTTTGGCCCATAGGATGCGGCCAATGTCCCAAGTCATGTTGTCCACGCCTGTGAACATATGTTTGAGAGCTTGAAGCATGTTATTTCACCGTTATCATAAGAAATATACCAACTGCGCCGATACCTAATACCAGAAAACCCACAATACTGCTAACCATAATCAAATCCTTGCGGTTTTCTTCCTGCTCCTTTAATGCGGCGGCTGCCTGACGGGCCGCCTCTTTCCGCATCTCAATGACCTGCCGCTGAATACCTTCCCATGCAGCGGGGCCATATTGGCCCACAAACATGTTCTTTACCTGAAGCTGCATATCTTGAGCTTTGGCCTTAACAGCGTAGCGTTTTACCGCCTCCGCCTCATAATCCGCTTGGCTTTGGAATAGTTTTTTCTTCTGCGGCGTTGATGTTACCGTAACAATCTGGCCGATTTTACTAAATAAATTGCTTACCTTCTCCGCAGTCTCCATCATGTCCCGACCCGAATCAACGGCGGACTTAATGGAGTTATAAATTGCGGTAGCGCCAGCTATAAGGGTAAACGGATCCATTCACCTTACCCGTGATGCCATCTGCCATTGTGGTAGTAAAACGGATGGGTTTTGTGGGAGTGAACAGGGCCGCCATCTTTCTTGACAGTGAAGCCCGGAATACCTGCATCAACGGCACCGTTTAAGGCGGCTTGTACCGCAGGGTCTGCATTGGCGGCGTTTAAGTTTGCAACATAGCCGGGGCCGACGCCTGATGGGATTACGGGGTTAATTGATCCACCATTGTCCGTAACGGGATTTACCGTCATGGCTTTCTGATATGCAGCGGCATCAGAACTGCCTTGAGCAGCACCACCCGCAATTGTATTTGCTAATTGAACAGGGTTGCTTGCGAGAGAAGGATTTGATGCAATTTGCTGAGCCCAATACGAATCAGTAGATGGGTTATAAGCCCGCCCAAAATCAGATTGATAAATGTTGTTTAATAAAGTTTGAGTTGGGTCTGCTGTCGTAGTTGTTCCGGTACTGGTTGATGTATCACCACTGCTACCAAAACTTGTCGGGGTAAAACCACCCCCGCCGCCTGTTGCAGGACTACCTGACGTACCACCAAGCGTTGAAGTGTAATAAGTTTTATCAGCGCCCAATGCGCCGGACGCAATATCTTGTTTCAATTTATCCAAATTTGTAAGGGATTCTGCACCGGACTTGATTTGATTTGCCCAATACGAATCAGTAGATGGGTTATAAGCGCGACCAAAATCGGTTTGATAAATTTGATTTAACGCGGTAACTGCTGGGTCAACAGTTGACGTTCCGCCGCCTGTCGTGGTTGTCCCACCACCAGTTGTGGTTGTACCACCGCCCGTTGTCGTCGTCCCACCGCCTGTAGTTGTCCCACCACCCGTTGGCAACGTACCGCCGCCTGTTGTGGCATTAATTGCCGATCCCAAATAAGGGGCATTTTGCGGGTTTTGAAGAAGCGCACTGGTACGCGCAATGTTGACATTGTTTAACAATGGCATCAATTGCTGATACATTTCATTGCTTAAGTTTTGGCCCGTTCTATTGCCCGTGTCAGGATGCGTTACAGCCCCGTGGCTGCCTACACCCGAATACGTGCTGCCATCTGCGTTACCCTGATCTGCACCACCGGACGCGGGAGCGCCACTGTAGCTAAATAGTTGATCAAACATGTTCGCCATTTTAGTGCCTCTCAATACGGGTTAGCATGATTATACCTTACCTTTTGCAATTCTTAAAGCATGGACAATTGCATCATCATGCATATGAAGCATGGATTTCGTGTGACCATCCAATTCCCGTTTGGCGGCTTTAAAAACCTTATCAACCTCAGGAATACGACCACCCGTTGCGCGGGTTACGCGACCGCCTTTATTTTGAAAGGTGCGGCCAGCCGTAGGTGCAATCGGGGCTGTTGGGGCCTGAGCCATTACGCTTTGCGTATGATTAAGAAAATCATCAACCGACATCCCTTGCAATTTATTCCCAATGATTGCTTTTGGATTGATACCAGTGTCTTGAAGGCTAGAACCACCGTTTGACCGCAACACCTTCATCGCGTCATTCACACCCAACATATGGGCGGCATAAACATTTTGAGGCGATGTATCAAATCCATTCGCCGCCAATGTCGCCATATTTTGCTGCGTAAGGTTTGTGACCAAATCCCTTTGCAAATTACGGTCAAGGACAATGTTCCTAAGTAATGTGGAGTTAGAAACGCCCGAAGGATCTTGACTGGTATCCAAACCACCCGTGCTTACGTCGCCGGGATTAACTTGGCCCGTTGCCTGATTAAGCATTTCAGGATGCGTCTGCGTTAGTTGGCTCAAAGCGGTCGCGGGGGTTAGTCCCCACGGTCCAAATGCACCGGAACTCATATTGTACGTATTTTGTCCGTACGAACTTTCCGGTCCCTGAATCTTATCAACTAAACTATTGACGTAATCCAAATGCGGCGTAGCGATTGATGAAGGGTCGCCTTGAGAAGGGGCGGCTCCAACGTTTCCGGAAACGTTTACATCCTTGCCAAAAGCAAATGGACTTACGTCTTGGCGGTTTGCCTTGTCATTTGCCGCCGCTTGTGAGTCACTGGATGCTTGTTGTGATTGCGAAACAGTATCGGCGCGAACGTTATCGTTCCCACCCGAATCTCCACTGGACCCGCCTGTATCACCTTTATACCCACCAACGCTATCCCCAGCACGGACATCGCCGCCTTCGTCATAGCCCACGCGGCCACCCTCTTTGCGGCCCATAGCTGTAGCACCGACGCGGGTTCCGGCAGTTGCCAAAGCCATAAGAATATTTTTAGCGATAAATGCGCTTTCTGATTGCGGTTTATTAGGATCAATTAATGCTTTGTGGGCGGCTTGAAGGTCGTTAATATTGTCGGAATTAATTTGGGAATACAATTTACGACCGTAACGGCTTTGTAAAAATGCTTCACCTTTTTCAATACCTTTTTTCATTAAGAGCATATCAAGGCTATGCGCCGCAATAACCCAGTCCGCCATTTTAGAGGCGGGTCCACGTTCAGCATTAGGATCCACCATTCCAAGGTGGTTTTTAACATCATTCATCAATTTTTCCATATTGATGAAGTGTTCCATATTCGCAACATCTTCCTTGCCAAAGATATTTTCCATACCTTTACGATATTGTGCATTTTTAAAGAATTTTACCGCTTTATCAGCGTTTAATTTATCGCCAGATTTAACACGGTTTAGCATGTCCAAAAGCACTGCTCTTTGGAACGAAACTTTTTCTTCCGGCGTCATTGTTTTTGTGTACTCAACCGCGTCGTGAATTTTCTTTGTATTATTAATATTGGTAAGAAAACTTTGACCATAAGTAAAAGCATTTTCACCATCTTTACGATACAAATATCCTTGACGGGCTTTTGCAAAAGCCGGGTTAAAATATTCGCTTTTTTCGTTCGTCAAATCAGCAACAATTCTTTTCGCAATTCCTTTTTGCGCTTGGCTTGCGTCTACTTGACCATTTCCATATTTTGTTTCGCCCAATTCATTTAATTTGCGCTGAAGATCGTCCAAATACTTTGTGTTGATTTGATTAGAATCAACAATGGTTTTTGGGCTAAATTTGTTCTGCGCTTTTAAAATGTTAGTTGCTAATTGATCTGCTCTATTTCTGGCAGATTGCAATTGTAATGGGTTAGTCGCATCT